GCTGTATCACAGAAGAAGGCTCAGAGTGGAAAGACTCGAGTGTTTTGTGGTGCTCCTTTTGATTGGAGTATTGTAGTGCGAGAACTGTTTCTTAGTCACGTGAGGCTTATTCAGAATTATAAGGTTGAGTTTGAATGTGCTGTTGGAACTGTTGCCCCTTCTACGGAGTGGGGCGATTTGTTCAATTACATTACTCAACACGGTGAAGAACGAATTATTGCCGGAGACTATGGCGCTTACGATAAGCGTATGCCTCCTATTCTCATGCTTGAAGCTTTCCGAATTCTTATTAGGATGGCGGAAGAGAGTGAGAATTTCACTGACGCAGATATTACAGCCATGTGGTGTGTCGCTTTTGATACTTGTTATCCTCTTGTGGATTTCAATGGTGATCTAGTAACCTTTTGGGGATCTAACCCATCAGGACACCCACTTACTGTTATTATCAACTCTATCGCGAACTCCCTATATGTGCGATATACTTATCACGAGAGTGGTCATGATTTGGCAACTTTTAGTGACAATGTGTCATTGTTGACTTATGGTGACGACAATATTATGGGAGTGAGCAAAGATTGTCATGGATTTGATCATACTGTTATTCAGGATGCATTAGCTAACATTGGTGTTGTGTACACAATGGCTGATAAATTGTCTGAATCAGTACCTTTTATCCATATCAATGATGCCAATTTTCTTAAGAGATCATGGCGCTTTGATGACACGCGACGTGTGTACACGGCCCCATTAGAGGAGGCGAGTATACACAAGATGTTGTGTGTTTATGTAAAATCGAAGACCATTACTGCTGGTGAGCAGATCACTGAGATCATTATATCCGCTCAACGAGAGTGGTGGCATTATGGACAAGACGTGTTCGAAGAGAGGACGAGTGTCCTAAAGAGTATCATCGAAGAGTGTGAATTAGAGTCATACTTTTTCGATCGACCACTCTGTACGTATGAATACTTGTGGGAGCAATTCTATGAGTGTTCGGAGAAAACCAAATCAGCTTTGTAAGCTGGTTTGGCGGCTTTGTCAGTACGTCGTAACCAAAACTGACCATTATTATTTAATTTACACATGATCAATTTATATTTATTTGTTTTGTTGTTTGACCATAGTGGACATATTAGTGTATAAACCAAG